AGGCGCGCGCTGCATGAAGCCGGGCTGGCCCAGTATCTGGGCGGGTCCGATATTGCCTCTGGCTCGGCCATCCGCACCGCCTTAACCCGGCACCCCGCGCAGCTATTTCAGATTGATGAATTTGGCGATTGGTTGCGGGAAGTGCTGGGCGACAAGGCCAGTACCCATAAAAAGCAAATCGCGGCCATCCTGAAGGAGCTTTACAGCAGCGCGGCCGAGTTTTGGGCCGGGGCCGAATATGCCGACCAGACTGCCCGCTCAGGCCGCCCGCGTATGGACATAATTGAACCCCATGCCGTGCTTTACGGCACCACCACGCCAGGCCAGCTTTGGTCAGCCCTGCAAGGCGCCTCCATGCACGATGGGCTGATGGCGCGCGTGCTGCTGTTTGTCTCGCCGGTGTCCTACCCGGACGAGCAAGAGCCCATCATCACAAACCCGCCGCCAGCCTTATTGGCCGCGCTGAAGGCCATGGCGGCCCCCCAGGAAGGCGCGGGCAACCTTTCGGGCGCCATGACTGCCTCCACCTCGGCGGACCCGCTTATGGTGCCTGAGACGCCGGCGGCGGAGGCTATCCGCAAGGCGATGAAGGCCGAGCAGCTTGAGCGCCAGCGGGAGAACGCCGGAACCTACGTCACGGCCATCGCTGCGCGGTTGGTGGAAAACGCCATCAAGCTGGCCATGATCCGCGCCATCAGCCGTGATCCCGTGGCGCCGGTCATAGACGGGCCAGACATGGCCTGGGGCCGGGCGGTGGCCACGCATTGCATGGAGACCCTGCTTCAAGAGGCTTCGCGCCACATCGCCGACAGCGACTATGACGCGAAGATCAACCGAGCCTTGGATTACATCCGCCGGCATGGGCCGATTTCAGCCATGGAGATGTTCAAGAAAGGTTGGCGCCTACCAGAACGTGAGCGGGAAGAACTCCTGCGATCACTGGTAAATATGAGAATGGTTACCGCCTCAACCATAACCGGGAAAAACGGGGGGCGCCCGGCCCTTCGCTATATGCTGGTTGAAGCCGCCGGCTACGAAACCTCCAAAAGTAGCCCGGAAAGTGAGCCGTAAGTGGTTGATATGTGGAGTTTCGTAGGTTTCGTAGGTTTTGCACCCAGGCAATCCCTCACGCGCACAAAAATCCACAAATACCCCCCCCAATACAAAACCTACGAAACCTACGAAACTCTATATATCAATAAGTTAGAGGTAGGTTTCGTAGGCACTATAGGGGGGTTTCGTAGCCATACCCCCACCCAACTTCATGCAACCCGATTTTTCAGGAGGCCAGCCATGCTGAACCCCATCAATCCCGCATGCTCCATGGGTGCCACGTGATGGCGGCGGGGCGTAAGCGCGGCAGGCCGGTCAAGCTGCCGCCCTTGGACCTGGGGCCGGAAATCCGCCTCGCCAACGGCACCGCCATGCTCGGGCACCGGGCGGACCCCAACGCGCCAAACTTGCCCAACATGCGCGCCGCCAGCGCCGCGGTGATCTACCACAAGCTCTGGATACATGGCGCCCTGGATGACCGCCAGCATGAAGCCGCAGACCGCTACCTGACGCGCTTGGAGCAAGCCAGTGGTGCCAAGGCTGACATGCGCGGCCATGGCGGAGGGGGCCGGGCGGGCATCACCGAAACCCAACTTATGGCGCTCGGAGACCTGCGCCGCGCTGATGGCGCCATCGGTTGCACTCGGCTGGTGGCGGATATGCGGAACGTCATTGGCTGGAACCTTTGGCCTGGCGGCCTGGCCCTGCCTGACTTCTCGAGCGCGCTGCACCGCATGGCCGATGAATGGGGAATGTGAAAAAGCGCTTGACGCGGCGCCTGAATTATTTGTAAGAAGCAAGCACACTTCATAAATGCGCCCGGAGCCCCACAAGGCTGCCGGGTTTTTTTATGCCCGAGGCTGTCTCCTGCGCTTGACCCGGCAGGCGTATCACCTCGACCAGCGCGATAGCGTCAACACGGGCCGAGGGTTCAGTCTTTTTCCGTGATGGTCGGGACCGGAAACTAAATGCCAAACCCCTACTATCAGACACCGCAATGGAAGGCGCTACGCCTCGCAGCACTACGCCGCGATGGCTTCCAATGCGTCATAGCCGGGTGTGACGCCCGCGCCGTGGTGGTGGACCATATCAAGCAACGCGATGCAGGCGGTGCCGATGCGCTGCCCAACCTGCGCAGCCTATGCCAGCGGCACCACAACATGCGCCCGCGCCTGTTTCAGGGCCGCGTGGCGGGTTGCGATGCGGATGGCTGGCCTATCCCCCCCCAGGCGGCCAAGCCCGGCCAGAAGCCGCGCTTCGGGCGCGCGAAGGGGTAGGGGGGGGCAAAATCTCTGGGCTGGGGGCGGTTACCGAATATGGGGGCCTCCGCGCACAGCGCCGCGAAATGGAAGGTAAATAGGACATGGCCGGCAGAAGGCCAAAGCCGACGCATCTCAAGCTGATCGCTGGCAATCCCGGAAAGCGCCCCTTAAACGCCGCCGAACCGAAGCCTGCCCGCGTCATTCCGAGCCCGCCTGAGCATCTTTCGCCCGACGCGCGTGTCGCCTGGGGGCGGTTTGCTGCCATCCTTGACCGGTCGGGCGTGCTGACTGAGGCCGACGCGGCGGCGCTGGAACAGGTTGCAGAGACTTACGCGGAGATTGTGGCCCTGCGCCAAGACATTGCCGCTCATGGCCGGTTTCAGGTGGTGGAAACCAAGGCAGGCGGCGAGATGGAGCGCATGCGCCCGGCCTATTCGGCGCTGATGGATGCAGACCGCCGATTGAAGGCTTGGCTGGTGGAATTTGGCCAGACCCCGGCGGCGCGCAGCAAGGTGAAATCGAATGGCGGCGAAGACGCCGAAAAAGAAGACCCCGCCGCCCGGTTCTTCGCTTGACCCGGCGACCGATTGGGCAAAGGACGTCACCGCCCGCCGCATAACCGCTGGGCCGCATGTGCGGAACGCCTGCAAGCGGCACTTGGCGGACATGAAAGGCGCCAAGGCGCGCGGCCTGACTTGGGATGTGGACGCGGCAAACCGCGCCATTGCGTTCTTCGAGGTGGTGCTACGGCTAAACGGTGGCCAGTTTGAGGGCCGCCCGTTCAAGCTTCACGCATCGCAGAAATTCATCGTTGGCAGCCTGTTCGGTTGGCGCCGGAAGGATGGCAGCCGCCGCTACCGGCGGGCCTATATCGAGATCGCCAAGGGCAACGGCAAGAGCCCGCTCATGGCCGGCGTCGGCATGTATTGCCTGACGGCGGACGGTGAGGACCGGGCAGAGGTTTACGCGGCGGCGTCAAAAAAGGACCAGGCGATGGTCCTATTTCGGGACGCGGTTGCGATGTTCCAGCAATCGCCCGCGCTATCGGGACGGCTGACGCCTTCCGGGGGCAATCCGGTTTGGAATTTGGCGGACTTGAAGACGGGCAGCTTTTTTCGCCCGATCTCATCTGATGACGGCCAGTCTGGCCCGCGACCGTCCTGCGCTTTGTGCGACGAGGTGCATGAGCATCGCAACGGCACGATGATAGAAATGCTGGAGCGCGGCTTTAAATGGCGCCGGCAACCGCTGCTTATAATGGCGACCAATTCCGGCTCTGACCGGCAAAGCGTATGCTGGCAAGAGCATCAGCACGCGGTGCGGGTGGCAGCCGGAACGCGCGAGCCTGACGAGGCCTATACCTTCGTTGGGGAAGTCATTGACGACGAATCCTTCAGCTTTGTTTGTGCTTTGGACCCCGGCGACGACCCGCTTGAAGACCCGGCCTGTTGGGTAAAGGCGAACCCGCTGCTAGGCGTTACGGTGCAGGAAGATTACCTGGCCGGCGTAGTGCGGCAGGCTAAGGCTATCCCTGGCAAGCTGAACAACATTCTGCGGCTGCATTTCTGCCATTGGACTGACAGCGAAACGGCTTGGATGTCTCGCCCGGCGCTTGAAGCCGTGCTGAGCGAGTTTGAGCCCGAGGTTGAGCATACCGGCGAGCGGGTTTTCTGCGGGTTGGATTTGTCTGCCACGCAAGACTTGACCGCGCTGGCCTTTGTTGTGCCGACCGGCTTTGTGGACATGCCGGCCGAGGATGGCACCACGGCGCGCTTGCCGACCTTTGATGCTTGGGTCGAGGCTTGGACGCCTGGCGATACGCTTGCCGAGCGCGCGCTACGGGATAACGTGCCCTATGATTTATGGGTCAAGGACGGCTTTCTGAATGCCGCGCCTGGCCGGATGGTGCGCTTTGATTTTGTCGCCGCGCGTTTGGCTGAATTGGTCGGCCTCTATGAAATCGCGGCTGTTGGATACGACAGCTACGGTTTCAAAAAACACTTCGAGCCGGAGCTTGACGCGCTTGGTGTGACGCTGCCCGTGGTGGAGCATCCGCAGGGCGGCAAAAAGAAGGGCGCTCAGGGCTTGTGGATGCCCGGCTCCAAGCTGGTGCTGGAGCAACTTATTCTAGAGAAGCGGATACGGTTGCGCCGTTCGCCTGTGCTGATTTCAGCCATGATGAGCGCCAGCACGGAAAATGACCCGTTCGGCAATTCATGGTTTTCCAAGCGGCGGGCGGTGAACCGCATTGACGCTTTGATTGCGTTGGCGATGGCAGTAGGGGCCGCAACGGCGCAGGCTGAAGCCCATTCTTATCTTGAAACCTCGGAGATGGTGGTCCTGTGAAATGAGCTTGATCACGCGCCTTCGAGGTGCGCTATCCTTGCGATCTGCGCCGCGCCCCTTTGATGAGGTGATGGCGCGCATTGACGACGCCTATGGCGCGACGGTTGCCGGGCTCGCGGTGACCCCGCAGACAGCGCTTCAGGTGGCGACGGTGCTGGCGTGCGTGAAGACCATTGCGGACGGCTGCGCTACGCCTGCGCTCAACGTGTTCCGGGAAGATGCCAACCGGCGGCGCCAGCTTGCGCGCAATATCCCCGAGTTTCGGATGCTGTCGCGTCGGCCAAACGAATGGCAGACGAGTTTTGAATTCCGCCGCACGATGACGCTTCACGCGGCGCTGACCGGCGATGCTTTGGCGGTGAAGGTTATGGCCGGCAATCGCGTGCGGGAATTGATCCCGGTGCGGCCTGGCAATTACCAGATCGAGCGCACGGCGCGCTATCAGGTGCGCTATCGCATCCATGATGAGTTTGGCTTTATTGGCGAACTTGGCCCGGACGATGTTTTCCATTTGCCGAATTGGCAGTGGGATTACTGGCGCGGCCTGAACGCGGTGCGGCTGGCGGCTTCAGCCATTGGCCTGTCCATGGCGGCGGAGCAATCGCAAGCCAAGCTGCATGAGAATGGCGGGCGGCCGGCGGGCATCTTAACGACCGAGGCAAAGCTAGACAGCGCCGCAATGGATCGCCTTCGGGCATCTTGGCAGCGCTTCACGGCGGAAAAGCGCAGCGGCACGGCAATCCTCGACAACGCCATGAAATACATGCCGTTAGCGATGACGGGCGTTGACGCTCAGCATGTTGAGACGCGCCGCTTACAGATTGAAGAAATCTGCCGGGCCTTTGGCGTGTTCCCGATTATGGTTGGGCATTCTGACAAAAGCGCGACCTTTGCCAGCAGTGAGGCATTCTTTGCGGCGCATCTAAAGCACACGCTGGCGCCGTGGCACCAATTATGGCTGCAGCGCCTGGATGAGTTTCTGCTGGATGGCTCCGGGCCGCTCTGGTGCGAGTTTGACACACGCTATCTGACGGCGGGCAGCATGGCCGACCGCGCCGTTTGGGCGCGCACTATGGCGGAAATGGGCATCTATACCCGGAATGAATTGCGCGACGAGGAAGGTAAAGACCCGCTGCCCGGCCTGGATGAACCGTTGACGCCCGCAAATATGAATGGCGCCCCCGCCGCGCCCGCGCCGGAAGCCCCGGCAGTTTAAGCGAAGGAACAATCGAATGATTGAAAACCGCGAACAGGGCGCGCGGCGGGAAACGCGCGACTTCGCGCTTGCGCTTCGCGCGGCTGGCGAAGAGGGCGTGATTGAAGGCTTCGGCTCTGTCTTTGGGCAGGAAGACGCTTACGGCGATGTGGTGGTGCCAGGCGCCTTTGCGGCGAGCCTTGCTGAACACCGCGCGGCAAACACGATGCCCGCGATGCTTTGGCAGCACCGGCAGGATATGCCGATTGGTGTCTGGGAAAGCATGGAAGAGGACCAACGCGGTC